CATTAGGGGGGGTGGTTAGGGGGGGTCACTCCCCCCGAAATATGTTATCTTTTTTTAAAAATAAAATCCAAGAAAATAAAAATCCCGAAAAAATTATGCCTTAAAATTTCCCAAAAAATCATCCCAAAAATATATATATAGGATTTTCTTCTTTTTTTAAATGGAAAAATCCGATGAAAAAACCCCGAAAAACACGGAGAAGACCTTCATTAATCTTGATCCCTGGCAGCAGGAAGTCCTCGAATATGAGGGAAATCTTGTCGTATGTTCGGGAAGGCAGACTGGAAAAAGCACTGTCGTTGCTATTAAAGCGGCTGAATACGTCGTGAAAAACAAGGGCAAGCAGGTTTTAATCATAAGCGTTACAGAAGACCAGGCAAAAGAGCTTCTGCAGAAGGCTGTTTTGTATATAGCAGAGAAATATAAAACATGGATTAAGGTTCCCTATAGCAAGAACATCCTTAAGGATTTAATAAGATTGAATAACGGCTCTATAATCCGCACTAAGGCAGTCGGACAGGGCGGAATAAGCGTCCGGGGCTTTACAATTGATATGCTTATAGCAGATGAGGCGGCATTCATGCCGGAGGATGTCTGGCCCGCTGTAACACCGATGTTATCAACAACGGGCGGAAACATCATTCTCCTGAGCACGCCGCATGGAAGAAAAGGTTATTTCTGGCAAAGCTACAGCAGAACAGAACTTGGATTCAAAGTCTGGCATATAAACTCAGTAGAAAATGCGGAAGAGCGTCCAATAAGCGAAACATGGCAGGAATACAGGAAAATAAGCCAGATGGAATTCATAAAGAGCGAAAAGCAAAGAATGACGAGCAATCAGTTCAAGCAGGAATACTTAGGGCAATTTGTAGACGAGTTCACCCAGTGGTTCGATGATATGGAATTAAAACAGACAATGCTGCAAGAGAGACTTGTTATAAACAAAGAGAACTTAGATTTCTGCCTTGGTGTAGATATCGGAAGATTGGGTGGAGACGACACTGTCTTCGTTGTCTATGAGAGAAGAGGAGAACTCTTAATCCAAAGAGATAAGGAAGTCTGGAAAGAAGCAACTCTTGACAAAATTGCATATCATATCATAGATTTGGATAGAATGTGGAATTTTAGAAGAATTTATCTCGATAATGGCGGAATAGGAATAGGTGTTTATGATATTGTTGTTAATACTCCTGGATTTGGGAAGAAAAGAGTGATCGGAGTTAATAATTCCGAAGTCGTTGTTGAATACGGACCCGATGGCAGAGAGAAAAGAAGAAAATGGATGAAGGAAGAAATTTACACAAATTTAAAAGTCCTGATGCAGCAGAGGAAGATTTTAATCTTTGCAGATAACGAAACATGGCTATCATTAAAAGGAGTTCAGTATGAATACATCAATCAGAGGAAAGGAGTGATGGTAAAAATTGAAAGTCCTGACCATAAAACATCCCATATTGCTGAAGCAACTGTCAGAGCAGCTCTGTTCGCAAAGGAAAAGATAAATAAATACCAGATTTCTTATATTTAAATGAGTTATGGAAAGAAACTTTGGGGAAGTGCATCAATTCTTTTAGGTGCAGGGCTTATTACCGAACATATATGGTCTTTTGGTGTCTTCGAAACTTTGGATTTCTGGGGGCATGAATGGCTTGGTGTTCTCTTAATCCTCGTCGGTATTGTTTTAAATGCACAAAATACTGGATTATCAAAAGAAATTAAAAAGTTCCTTAAAATAAAATGACGTGGACACTATGCACAAGCGGCTCTGCAATTCATAATGCAGGGGCAAATGCAAATACAGCAATAGTGATATCTGGTTCTGCACTCGCTGATTATTCTGACTGGGCTGAGAATTATATTTCAACGGCAGTAAGATTTGATGTTGTTACAAATCTCACAAGTTTCACAGCACAAGGCAGGCAGATATTTGAAAATCTTTGTGCAAATATCATAGCAAAGAAAATAATTAAATATGACCCAAGCGGTTATACGACTATAGGAGAAGCAATTGCAATTACCAACATCATAGAGAGTGAAACCGATGATTTGTTTGCATTAGTAAAGGAAGACAAATATAAAACATATTTAGCGGTAACATAATGGCAATAAGACAAAAATTTCCAACACCAGCACCAGAAGCAACTGCAAGTTATGATTATGCAGACATTCAGGAAGGCTCAGGAGTGACTATCTATAATCTTGCACAAACCCTGATTTCTGGCAGTGTTTCTACAGGAATTCTTATAAGAAATAATATTTATTCAGATGGAGCAGAAGTTTCAGGCTCAGCAACAGCAGGGAAAACCTCGGATGTTGATTATGACATCCAATTCAATCGTCCGCAAAATCTTAAAGGCACGTCATATTTGAATATTCCGCACATGCGCGGTGCAACTACTGGAACTAAAACAGGTTACCTTGTCTGCAAAGTAAGAAAATGGGATGGAACAACAGAAACAGAAATAGCATCAGCAACTTCTAAAACCATTTCAGGCACAGCAGGAGTTTCAACCGGCAAGGCAATACATAATATTCCCATCATTATTCCCCTGACACATTTTAAGAAAGATGATACTTTAAGGTTGACTATTGAAGCCTGGAATGATGCTGCAGATGGAGATTTTGCTTATGGAATAGACCCTGCAGACAGGACAAATGCATGGTTTAAGAAAGTGCAGGGGATGGATACATCAAAATCTACGATAAATGTTCCTTTTGTATTAAAAACTTAAAATGGCAGAAACAGACATAGGACAAACAACAACAACGAGCATGAAGGGCGGAGTTCCTGACTTTAAAGTCCAGCCGAGAACTATCGACGAAGCCCAGATACAGCCAGAAACATATTGGTATAATAGCAAATGGTCTGAATATCTTGGTTATCTAAAAACAATTCCCGAATACAGAAATGCGGCAAGGGCTTTGGCTATCTATGCATGCGGAAGAGGATGGACTTGTCCTTTGGATAAAGATACTGCAGTTCTTGAAAGAATAAGGGGCTGGGGAGAGGATACAATAGACAGCATTTTACAGATGATGATTATTGTGAAAAAAACTAATGGCGATTCTTATGCGGAAATCATCAGACCAGAAGGCACTCTACTTAATTTAAAGCCATTAAATCCCGCAAGAGTTCGGCACGTCATAGACCCAAAAGGCATTATTATTGGCTATGATATTTTAAATGGGGAGAAGGATAAGGAAAAATGGGAAAGAATGGAGCCTGCGGAGATTTTTCATCTTTCAAACGACAGGATAGCTAATGAAATTCATGGAACATCTGTTTTAGAAGCATGCAAATGGGTCATAGATTGGAAAAACGAGATAATGTCTGATTTAAGAAGGCTTATGCACAGAAGTTCTGTGCGTATTATTTATGTTGATTTTGATAATGCTTCTAAATTATCTACAATAAGAAGTCAGTGGAATACCGCAATAAAAGACGGAGAAGTTTTAATATTGCCTGGAAGAAAAGGCGTTGATTTTGAAGTTGTTGATTATCCAGTTCCCCCAACCGCAGCATATCTCGAGGTTTTGAGGTTTGTGGATAATTATTTTTATGAGGTTCTTGGTGTTCCCAAAGTCATTACAGGTGGAACACAGCAGACAACAGAAGCAAGCTCAAAAATAGGCTATCAGACATTTGAACAGCCATACATAACAGAGCAAAGATTACTGGAGCAGGATATATGGAATCAATTGGGAATAAGGATTGAATTCAACAGACCCAAGAGTTTATTAGATAATCTTGCGGGAGAACAGCAGGCAAATCAGGTTCAGACAGGATTTCAGCCAAGTGAAATGATGCCGGGGAGAAATGAATGAAAAAACAAACAAACCATAAAGCAACAATAGAAACCATAATCAATACAGCAGCAATAGCCCTATCATCTTTTGCTATTTATCAGTTAACACAGGCATCGGATGGCTGGGAGCAGTGGATAAAAGCATTGATTTTGCTTGGAATTGCTATGGTATTAGAATTTATTAAATATAAAGGGAGACAAAAGAAACTATGGTAACTAAAAAGAAAGGATTGCTTGTGCCAAAAGGGGGATTTACTCCAAATCCAGAATTTCAGAGTGTTCCAAAATTTCAGAGTTTCCCAACTGATAAACCCTCGGTTACAACAAGAAAAGGTGATGAAGGAATAAATCCGCCGCTGCCTGAAGGAACACAAGTTCCCTTTGTTGATGTGCAAACAGGAAGAAGAACAGGTCTTGGGATTGTAGGTGGAAGGAGTTTTTTTGGACTTACAGGAGAAGAACTTGCCTTATTGGAAAGACAGCAGAAGGAAAAAGGAGCAGTATCAGGTTCTGTCACTCAACAGGCATTCCAACAAACCCAGCAAACGGCTCTTCTTCAGGCACAACAAGCCGCTGGCACACTTCCAAGAGAAAATCTTGCTTTGGGTCCTTTTGGACCTTCAAACCAGCTTGGAATTGTAACTGCTGGACTTAGGGAGCTTTCAACAACAAGACTTCTTAAAGATGTTAAGAATGGATTAGCAACTCCTGAGGAAATAGCTATGTTAGGTTTAACTCCCCAAGATGTTCAAACTCTTCAAGCAGGGAAAGCTAACGTAAATGCACTTGGACAAATTGCAGAAAGAATTCCTATTGTTGGGGGTAGGTTAAGATTAGGTGCAGGATTTAGTTTGTCATTATCTGACCTTTTAGGTGGTCCATCCAAGCAAGTTGAAAAACTTTTAAAAGACTTGGAAAAGCTTGATGGTTCATTAGAAACAGACTTTCAGCTTGCTCAATTAAATCCTTTTTTAATAAATGACTATATTTCAAATGTTAAGGAAGCAGAACAAAACGCTTTTTTATTGCAAAGCAGAATAAAGCTTTTATTTCTGCAAAGTCCACAGCTTCAGGGAGACCCTGACAATGTAGACAGGATAATGGCACAGATTGATGATGCCTTTGACAAGCTTGAACTTAGAAAGATAAAAGCAAGAATAGTTTAGAAAAATATATAAACTCTATATATGTATATATATGATGGAAAATGAAAATAAAGAGGAAATCAAAGACCAGCCTCAGGAAAATATTTTTGACAAGGCTTCGGCTCTTTATGACAGAATCAAAGCCGAGAACGACAGGGCAGAAGCTATCCAGAAGAGAAATGAGGAACTTGCAGCTCGTAACCTCTTGGGCGGCAAATCCGATGCGAGTATACAACCTGAACCTGTAAAAGAAATAGAGGGCACGGAATACATAAAGAAAATCCAGCAGGGTTTTAGATTGGGTGTCTAATGGCTGAGATTTTTGTTTTGACGAGAGGACATATCGAACACGTTGAACGCTGGGTCAGGGCTATGAGAAATATTTATCTTCCTCTCAAAGTTAAGAAAAAACTTAAAGACGAAGCTGGAAATGTTATTGAAGTTGAAGTAGAAACCCCAATCGATATTCAATTAAGACCCTATCAGTTATGGGGCATAGCTATTCCCGATGAGAAATTTTTGGAGCCGATGTGCAATAGTTTAGGAATTCCAACAAATGAAGATTATCTGGATAACAAACCAGGAAAAGGGGGAACATCATTTATCTCCGGATTTGGAGTTCAGGGGCATCTTACGGCTTTAAGATTAGCCTTAGGAGCAAAAAAACTTCCACCTATGGATAAGACAAAGGGATTTTTAACACAACCAATTTATAAACAATTTATAAATATTCTTGGAATAGGCTGGCGTCCCGACGAAAAGATTAAAACAGCCATGGGAGAACATGAAGGAATATGATTTGGGAGTTATTTTATCTTGATATTTTAGCAACTTTGGGAATAATCCTAAAAATCTGGCAATTAAGAAAAGAGAGAAAGATTTAAATATAAGAGATTTCTAATTTAATTAATGGCAAATGAACATGTTCTTGTTACTCAAAAAACTTTCCCTGTTTCTATGACTGTTGCTAACGGAACTGGAATTGAAAAAGGCTCACTTCTTAAATTAACAGACCCTAACACTGCGATAATTCATTCTGGGGAAAACGATCCAATTGCTGGAATTGCTTACACTGAAAAGATTGCGTCCGATGGAAATACAAAGATTGCAGTTCTTGTGGGTCCGGGAGATATTCTTAAAGCAACGGCTTCTGGCTCAATCACTGTTCACGATCCTTTAATGGCTGCTGATGGCGAATTTGTAAACAGGCTTTATTCTGTTAAAAACCTTAATGCTTTGGAAATATCAGGTGGAACCATCGTGGGAACTTCTTTGGAAACGGCAACAACAGGAGAGACTTTCAAATATATATTAAATATTTCAGCAATTGCAGGAGATATAGCTTAAGATGCCAGATAGTTTAGGAATGGCTGATGTAAGGTCTTTGGATATAGACCGAGCCTTAAAAGGTTTTGCAAATGAGGAATTTGTTTTTAAAAATCAATTAACAGTTACTCCCACAAGTGCAAGGGAAATCAGATGGTGGCAAAAGACTGCTGGGGTTCTTACAGATGTAACCACGACAGGAATTACTGACGGAAGAGCACATCAGGCTTTCGGCGCGCTCGGGCAAATACAGGAAACGACAGCAACGAGATTGACTTCCTATGCAAAGCACTTTGACCAGTGGAGCCCATATTTCACTTATGCAGATATAAGAGATAGTGACCCAGATATGTTTGCGGCAAATTTAAGGGATTTGAAAAGAGCTGTTGAAAATAAGATTGATTATTATATTCTTAATACATTATCGGGCTCGGTTCCTCTTTCAGGAAGCGCAGCAGGAACAGGATGGGATGACACAACTAATGGCAATCCCTTCATGGATTTATTATCAGGAAGTATGGAAATAAGAAAACAGGGCTATGACATCTCAAATGTTAAGGCCTGGGTGCATCCAAATGACTTTAAGGCATGCGTAAACTACTTTGTAACCGTGAAAGGTTCATCTGTTCCTCAATTTGCTTCTGGAGTTGTAACTGATGGAGTTGTTACAAAAATTGCTAATGTTGGACTTATTGTAAGCAACAACGCAACAGNAGGACAAGTTATGCTTATTGTTCCACAGAGAACAGCAACATGGAAAACGTTTACTCCTCTAACAGCTGTGACAAAAGAAGAGCCTGGTGTAGGGGTTCAGATTAGGGTATGGGAAGACGGAGAATGTTTATTAACAGACCCTAATGCTGCTTATTTAATTAAGAATGTAGGATAAGATAAATTTATATATTTCCTAATTCTATTTTATTTATGGTAATAGCAGAAGGACCTGGCGGAATTGGAACGAGAATTGTTTCTAAAGAATATCCTGCTGTTGAGGGAATAACTGCTGGAACAACGAAACAAAGAACAGCAAGTCCGTCGCTGGAGCCAGAGGAAAATCTAACTCCTCAGGACCAGAGATAATGGGCGGAGAAGGTTCAGGAAGAAAACCCGATGTTCTAAAGATAGCTGAAGAGCAGAGAAGGAATTCTTTTATAGAGTTTCGCCCAGAAACTAATACGATTGAAATTCCAAATTATTCTGGATTGCAGGCTGTCAGGAAAACAGACCCGCCAATAACAGCGTCGGGTCATACAATACAGGATGAAGGCTCTAATTTAACAGCGAGAACATATCTTAATTTTTCAGGCTCTAATGTTCTTGCTTTTGATGATGCGACAAATGATGCTACAATTGTGAGCATTACTGGTGGTGGTTCTGGAGATAATTTTTGGACTTCTGGAAGCACAAGGTTTTATACAACAGACCAAAGCAAATCTATTTCTGGCTCAATTTCTGGGGGAACGATTTGGGGAACTACAATCTCTGGCAGCTCTATTTTCTCAAATGGAAGCGCAGTTTTAACTTCTTATACTGAAACAGACCCTATCTTTTTATCTTTAAGCGGAAGTCTTTCTTACGTCGTTACAGAAGTAGACCCTAAGTTTATTTCTCTCTCTGGAAGCATACCTGTAGGTGGAGATGTAACTGGAACAACATCAAGTATTCAAATAGACCATGTCAATATAGCCTCTATTGGAACAAATACGCATGCACAGATAGACACCCATATTGCAGATACATCAGATCCCCATGGAGCAACATTAACACAGACAAATATAACAAGCTCAGGAATGATTTCGGGTTCTGCTATTTGGGCAGGTAGCACTTTATCGGGTTCTAATATCTGGGGTTATAGCACAATCTCAGGTTCGAGCCTTATGACAACCGAAGACCATACAACTTCGGGGAGTGCGAAGATTGTCGGAATTATAACTCACACTTCAGCAACTCCACCAACAGCTTCTTCATATCCACAGGGAACAATCTATA